TGCTTCTTCTTCTTCGTCTGCTTCTTCATCATCGGCTGCTTCTTCCTCATCGTCTGCTTCTTCATCATCGGCTGCTTCTTCTTCGTCTGATTCTTCTTCTTCGTCTGCTTCTTCTTCTTCGTCTGTTTCTGCTTCATCCTCCTCTTCCTCTTCCTCTTCTTCCTCTTCTTCGGATAACTTATTTTTATAAAAAATTTTAACCAAATTACCATTTTGTAATGAAATAAATCTATCAATATCAGTACCTTCAATAAATATTTCTTTCATTTCTTTTATAGTTGGTAATTCTTTTCCAACAATTCGATACCATATATCAGCGATACACGCAACAAATGATTGATTTTTATTTAATTCAACACTATGTCTTAATAAACAAGTATGATTTGGCTTGATATTTGTATCCAAATCGCTAATTTGACATTTTTTATTATCAGTATGTAAAAATTTTTGAACGGCCAAAGGTAAGAACCCAAATCTATTTTCTTGAGTAATCGGAAATTTATCGTGTGATAAAATATATTCATCAATATTTTCATCATTTTTTTTTTTACGGCGAATTGGAACATTTGTATCTTCTTTTTTTAGGCAAGTTGCTCGACGCCGTATTTGTTCATCTTTATCCCAACTAGAAAAACAACATGGTAGACAAACACCATTTTCATTGGGTTTTAAAAATCCAGGATTATGTGGTTTATAATTTTTATTTTCATCCAAGTGTTCAATTCCTTTATCATTGAACTCGAAAATATGTTTTCCTGGAGGAACAACATTTTTAGATTTAATATTTTCTTTTTTAGATGGAATGATTTCATCTGGATTTACTTCATTTTCATTTAAACTTGTATTATCTCTTAAGCTCCAATAGCGCGGACAAATATACCAGAATTTTTTATCATCATCGGAACTAGCGCCATACTTAAATGTCTTATCATATGAGCCAGGATGTTCTCTATCTATTTTTTCTTTTTCCTCGTCAGTTAATATGACAGGATGTCTTAATCGGTTCCAAGCGCAAGCAGTTGCATAAGATTTCATATTTTTTTTACCAGTATCTGTTATGAATAATTTTTTATCATACATTTTCATCTTCTTTTCAAATGGACTAGGATTAGATAAACTTAAACCGGTAATATTTTTTTTAATATTTTTTCCTTCTTCTTCGCTGTCATAATCATCCGCTATATTTTTTGGGCTCGCTCCACCAGTTTCTTCGCCGGCGTTATCATTTTCGTCCAAACCATATTCATTCAATAAATCGTCAATATCATCTTCATCAATATCATCTTCGTCCATATTTTCATCGTTATCTTCATCAATATCATCTTCGTCCATATCTTCATCGTTATCCTTATCGTTATCCTTATCGTTATCCTTATCGTTATCGATATCTTTATCGATATCTTTATCTTTATTTTCTACAATCTCATCTTCTTCATATTTTGTATCAGAATCTATCATTGTGCGTTGTTCTTTCGTATCATTGAAAATTAGTTCTTCATTTACAATATTCATTTGTATATTTTCTTTATCTGGTTGCTGAATGTATGCTTTTATTTCATTAATTTTTTTTTCATCTTTTGATGATTTGCCTTTACACAATTTTAAAATATCAGTTTTGGTTACAGAAGTGCTTTTTATATTTTGAGTAATTCGGATGAGGGAATCTAAAAATATGGTCAATACATCTAAATATTTTATATCATTAATACCTGATATATTTATTAATATGATATTTCCATGTAGTCTTTGTTTAATTGATGTAAAAAAACCGGGATTACTATTTTGTGTCTTTAACCTTTTATTACTTGCTTGCATTAAATCATATGAACGTTTAACATTCGCGTATTTATTTCTAGCATCTTCGTATGATAGTTGATAGTTTGATTGAATTATGTTAATTATATCATTATCAGAATAATTAAGCCGCGGCTGTAACATATCGATTATTAAGGCTTCTTGGCTTTCAATTTCATTATAATTTGAAACTCTTTTGAACCGCAATAAAATACCTTCATTTAAATCTGTATTAACGATTTCAAATATACTTGATAGACATGACGTAATTTCTTTAATTTGCATTTGCTTGACAATGGAAATAAACATTGCAAAATCAATATTTATGATTTCAATGTGTTTATCATTAAAATCTGTAAATATATTCATAACATAGCCACCTTCGGTCAAATATTCTTTTACAACATTTATAAGAGGATTAACTTGCGTTGAAATTATATTATCCGCCTCATCTAATGAAATACTTTTGTTAAAATCAACCTTAATATTTATATCTCCATTACTATTAAATTCGCATATAATAGGAGTAATAGAATTGTTTTGTTCTTCGTAATATTCTATAAAAACTGAAACACTTTTTGTTTTTCCCATAAGCTTATCCCATTTAAAAATTATATTTTTATCCAAGTAAGGAATTTTTTTTCCATTTGTGCTAATTTTATCGGTGTACAAACGATAAATATTTTCACGTTTTTTTGATATATTCATTTTAATTAATGGAATATTTTGCGTAGCATGTATGAGTTTAAATACAATATCGAGAGGCAAATTAAATATAGTAGATTGATGTATTGTCATATTAAGTGATTTAATACCAACATCCGTAAAATTTAATTCTTCCTTACGTTTTTTATAAATATCATAAAATAAATTAATATTACTAATATTTTTTTTAAATTCGATAGTAAGCATATCCTTGGTTTCACGATTTAAACGTTGTTTTTCATCTAATAAATTTTCAATTGATATAATATCTTTATTATACAAAAAAGGAAAATATATTTTAAATGTAGTATTTTCACTGAGATCATTTTCTTTTGCATGTGATAATACATCATCCGCCAAGCATAAATAGATTGTATTATTTAAAATATTACCACAATGCATAAGAAGTTGTTTATTAGTAGTTGTAGTTAATTCTTCTGCATATTTCTCTAAGAATGTATCATATGTAATTGCGTCAAAAGGATTTATTGTAAATGGATAATCGTGATTTAGTGAGATAAATTTATGACCTAATGGTTTTGATAATGTAAAAGATTTATTTTCTAAATTTAGTTTAAATATATCATCAATTGTATAATATTCTTTAATTGGGACAGATTCAATGTCTATTTCATCGATGTTGTATAAAAATTGAAAGAATTTATCTTTTGTTAATGATAATTTTTCATTTTGTGTTAAATTCTGATAAATAGATAGTATTTGAAATGTTTCCGTTTGTTTTATAAAAAAATAAATTTCATCAAAAGAAGCATTTAAATCATCCATTAAGTGAAGCATTATTTTTTTTTTAATCGTTTCAATTGTGTCATCTAAATGTAAAGATTCAAGTATGAAAATTACAATTGTATTATTTTCTATTATATCTTCTAATTCTTCTTGTTGAAATATTTCATCAAAAATAGTATTATTTGGATCATTTTTAAATAATAAATCTATATCTTCATTCTCATAATCGGTCTTGTCGTCATATATTTTCCCTAAAAAAACAAATATAGTGGTAATATCATTATCTACAACATGTGATACTTTATAGATAGGCATTTTTATCCCATCCATATGTTTATATACATAAAGTAATATTTTTATGTATATAAATATTACTTTATATAGTAAGGTAAAGATGAATTTAATTGTAGCAAGATGTGTGAATAATGGAATCGGGTTTGAAGGGAAAATACCTTGGCGGGTTGATTCTGACTTGCATTATTTTTCCAAAATTACAAAAGGGGAAGGGCTCAACGCTGTTATTATGGGGAAGAATACATGGGATAGTCTACCACTAATAAAAGGAGAGAAACGTGGATTAATGAGCCGTCATAATTTGGTCTTGTCAACATCTACTTCATTTGACAATGAAAATAATTATTCAGAAAAAATAAAAATATTTAAGGGTATTGAAGAAATTGTTGCCTATTTAGATACCAATCCTAGTTTATTCGAAGATATATGGGTTATAGGAGGAGAACAAATTTATAAGCAATTTTTGGATTTGAATATAATTTCCAAATGCTATGTAACAATTATTAATAAATTCTTTAATTGTGATACATTTTTTCCTTTATTACTATCAAACGAATGGAAAGAAATTGAACGAACTAATACATATTGTTTTTCAAATGAGTGTGAAGTAAGTTATGTTGTATATGAAAAGGAGGAGAGATAATTTTACAAATCAAAGTAGGGGTTATCATCAATATCGGTTCCGCAATAACGTTTAGGATTTTTTTTGTAATCAACCAGTTTATACACGCCAAGTTTGCTTGCTTCGGTCAATAAGAATTTAAAATTCTCCCAGAATTCGTCCTTATGTCCAACACTTTTTGTGGCAATGTGAGATAATTCGTGTATTGCAACAAACATAAGTGTATTTGGATCTATTAAATCATTTCCATCCTTTTCTTTATTTAGACAAAATGCTAATTTTTCCCCCTTATTTTGACTATAAGCTGTATATTCACTTGTTGGTAATGTTTCCATTATTTTTCTAGGATTATAACCAAGTTTCAAACGTTTGATATTTTCTCGCGTTGGATATTTTTCGTAGCAATGTTCAACTAATTTATTCATTTTTTGGTTTATGGTTGCTAACCGATTCGCGGCTAATTCTAACTTATTACGCTCTCTTACGCAATATTTTTTTCCATCAACGCCTGATATAATACATTTTAAATTAAAAGCATCAGATTCTTTATAAATTTTAAGACAAATATATAGTAATAATGATATCATTACATAGCCGCATAAATTCAAATTCATTATATATTCTCAAAAGAAAAGATTATATAATAATAAAATAACAATTATATAATGCTAACGTGGTGTAATATTTTTTTTCGTAATAAAATACAGGGATTTTGTGTAAATTAAAATATATTATTATATAAAATGTATAATATAACAATATATACGTATAAGCAAGCAAAAAAAATAGGAGTAAATGTTAAAAAATCAACGAATAAAACAAAAAAAATAGATGTTTATAAAAATGGAACAAAAATAGCTAGCGTTGGCGCAAACGGCATGAATGATTTCCCCACATATATAAAAAAACGTGGTTTAAAATATGCTAAAACAAGAAGGCGTTTATATAAATTGCGGCATAATAAAGACCGGCACATAAAATGGAGTAATGGGTGGCTGGCCGATAAATTACTTTGGTAAGATGTGTATAAATTTAGTGTCTAGACCCAATCTCTAATGGAAGACGCATGAGGTCAGGCTCAATTGTGGTATTTAACCAAGGGCTCACTGATGCGGTGGGATTCGGCGGTTCAGACCTTTCTTGTAAATTTGCGTTACGAAGTGAGCTACCAACGGTGTCAATTCCAATTAAATGTCCCGCAGTCAAGAGATTAACATTCTTAAAGTCGGCGCTTCCGGCTGGATTAAGCTGTGCCCATTGGCTATTCACATCTTTAGGCAATAATTCAGAGGGATCGTAGTTGTGGTTAGGGCGAGCAACTGGCGATAAACCATACGTGTTAGTGCTAGAACCATTAGGAACACTTTCATAAACTTCATTGGTTCCAATTGGACCCGCCGGACTTACAGAAGAAGCAGAATGGCTTACATTCCCCGTTACATGACCATAATCTTTAGTAGTACCATTTGAGTTGCCGTGTTCAAAACCATCATTAATCTTGGTTTTACGTCCGCTATATTGCATAATTCCAAGTGCTAAAACTAATATACCGATTAAAGCAATAAAATGGTGGGACTTAAAGTTCTTTTGTAAATTCTTGATGAAAGTCATTATATTAAATTAATGATAAAATATTTTTATCAAAATGATTATTAATTTATCTTATTAATTTATCAAAATGATTATTAATTTATCATATTAATTTATCATATTAATTTATCAAAATGATAAGGTTATTCATTTATGCTAAACTATTTTTATTTGAATTAATCTGATTCATCTGATTCAAAAGAATCACCTGATTCATTATCAATATCGTATAGCATATATTGTTTCTTAATATGTTTAGCTTCCAAAAAAGATTCAATTGATTTTATTCTACATTGTTTTCCTTTTTCTCGCGCAGTTTGATACATTTTATAATAAACTTCATTTGGTTTTTTTAAAGTTATTGTATCATTATTTATATCATTATAATCAAATTTCACTTCTTCTATATCATTGGGTTTTTTTTCTATTTCAACCTTTTTCAATAATGAAATACTAGTAGTATCATTTTTGGATAAGGTATTGGTATTTGCAATTGGTAAGGGATTACATTTTTCTATACTTGGTTGTTCAATTACTTTCGTTACTTCATATGATGGAGTTTGTATATCTGACAATTCTTCTAAATTCTTTGGAGTATAATCATTTTTTTTAATGTAATCACGTTTAATTAAACTGGAACGTTTTTTATCGTTTATATCAAGAACCATTACTTCAATAAGTTTTAAAGAAATCTCAAAAGTTCTGGATGAAAACTTAACTCCTTCTAACATTACTAAAGGAACGATGGTTTGATTCGGTTCAAGCGTGTCCAAATCAAAGCCGTATTCTTTTTCATCATAAGAAATACATTTATTTTCTCCTTTACTTTCAATTAGTACTCGCATAAGAACGTATTTACCAGACTGATATAGTCGTATTACGTGTGACATCATTGCTTCAATATCATCCCTAGATAACTCGGTTTGAAACCATAACTCTTTTTTTTCATCAAGAATATCTTGACATGTATATTCTAATCTTTCAATCCAATTTGTAAGGTCAGTATGATTTATGCGCTCAAACATTAAATCCAAGTATTTCCCATTTTTAATATTAACAACCCCTTGTTTGATAGAACATTGAGGTAATTGTAAGCATAATGATTTTTTGTGATCACCGACATTAAGATGAGTAAAATAAAATCCAGCATTTCCGTTTAATGGTTCAGGATTAGCTAAAGAAATCAAACTGAAATCAAAATCAGTTGTTAATGATACAACTTCCATTAAAAAAGTATTATATTTTTTACTATTATTTAGGACGCAATATAATTAATAAATTAAAATATACTTATATTTTTACTTTGGTAATACAATAATAATGATGAAAAATACAATTATTAAAGAATGTATTGAAGTTTTAAAACGTGATGATGTAAAAAATGAATTTAAAACATTTATGATGCCGATTATAGATATTATATTAATTCAGATAAACCCCTATCTATATCTTTGTATGATTTTCGTTATTATAAGTTTTTTATTACATTTAGGTATATTTATATTACTATTGCGTAATAAACATTTTAATATCAAAACACAATAAATAATAATTTTATAGTGGTATTATATAATTATGAAAGGAGGAGAAGGAATTAATGGAAGACCAAACGGACAAACTGGCGGAGGCAAGCGCAAGGGTTCTAAAAGACGTAGAACATCAAAAGCACGTAGTAGACGTAGTAAAAAGGGAGGTGATGGCCTAATTGCGACTGCGGTCGTGCCATTTGGACTTTTAGCATTACAACGATATTTTAAGGGAAGCAAAACATCCAAGGCTGGAGTTCGTAGTATGGGGAGTTCGATGAAGCGAACTTTTCGTCGCCGAAAGTAAATATAAGTATTAGATATAAGTATTAATCATAAGTATTAGATATAAGTATTAGATATAAGTATTAGTCATAAGTATTAATTATAATAATTTAGATATATTTTTCTATATAAATTATTATAATGAGTTTTGAAGAAAATATTAAGTCATGGGTTGCTTTAGATAATCAATTAAAAAAAATAAATGAAAATAGTAAAAAAATACGAAATGATAAAAATAATATTGAAACCGGAATTTTAACATACGTAGAAACAAATAATCTTAATAATGCTAATATTAATATTTCGGATGGTAAATTACGTTTTGTATCAACAAAACAAACCGCACCTTTAACGTTAAAATATATTGAAGAATGTTTAATAAAATCTATTGGAAATGAAAAGGAGGTTATGAAAATTATGAAAACTATTAAGGAATCACGTGATGTGAATTATTCATTTGATATTAAACGTTATACGAATAATTAATCACGTAATTTTATATATATATATAAATGCTGAATTATACAGATTTAACTATCATAAAAAACGATTTAGGAATACCTACCGCATTAGGATATCAAATAAATTCATTATTACTACAACATAATAAACCATTATTTGTAGGCGGCAAAGGCAAAAGCAAAAGCAAAAACAAAAGCAACGGCAACGATTTTGATAATTTGGGAATTCCGGCTGGGTTAGTCTGTATGACAGAGACAATATGTAAACCATCGGTCAATAGTATGGATATGGATACAGACTTTAACGCACATATGCCTAGATACGCAAGTAATATGGATAACTCAGAGGTAATACCGGATGGATTATATGAGAAATTATTAGAATTGGCTCAAGAAAAAAAATATCAAAAAAATACTCGACGCAATCTAAATAATAAAAAGAATAATAAAACCACTAAAAAACATAAGAAATAATAAGAATTAATTACATTTTTGGATTACATTTTTGGATTATATTTTGTAAAAAACTTATAACTCCATAATAAAGAGTCTAATACGAATGTATGAAAGAAAAAATAGGATGTCCCAATAAGCGCCATCTGTTTATGTAAATTGTATGTTTTTTCCTTAATATTATTGATTAATGTTAATGAATAAAGCGAGGCAAACGCTACAATAAGTAATATTACTATAATCGAATATTTAATAGAAGCATAACTTGATTTTAAATAGACGAGAGATAAAGGCATCCAAAATAGAGAGAAAATGATAATACATAATAACGCAATAACAATATGCGAAGCTTGCAATGATGATAAAGAATTTGATTTCAGTAAATAACTCAATAGTGTTAAAAAACCAATAGCAGATAATCCCATTGAAATAATATAAAACGTTCTTAAATATGAGTCAATATCGCCCCATAATTTAAGAGCATTTTTTGGGTCATTTGTTCCATAGTAATAATATGAATATATTAAAAGAGAGCCTAGAATCGCTATATATATAAATGAAAAATAACTTACCTTCATATAATATGAAAATATTATATGATATTATATGAGAATGTATTTTTGTTTATATCATGCTCCAGTTATTATGATTGAATGGAGCCATTTCAATTTGTGATAAATTACTGCGCCAGAATTTAACTTTCTTATCAAATTCCAGTTCCTTCATCTTTTTATTGTAAAATGGTTTTCTACGCATTTTATCTACTTCTTCGGGTGTAATCGATGGCTTGGCTCCATAACAATTAACCCCATATTTAATCTCTCCATCATTAATATACCCACCATTAAGACCTGGTCTTCCGCAATCTTGTTCGTGTCCTTTCAATGTCTGAAGTTTCTCCCATTTTGCTTTTTGCGTAGGATATAATGCCATTTGGTCGTGTGACCAACCATACGTGCACCAATCTGCTCCTTTTTTATAAGCATCGTCCATTTCTTCGTGTGTTGCTAAACGAGCATCATACGCTTTACAAATAGCTTTAGAATCTTCAAACGTATATTTATTATCGGGTAAATGAAATACTTGGTTCTTTAGCATTATTCTAGGAACTATAGGATCATCTTCGGGCGAAATATACAATTCATCATAATATCCGAATAAACTTTTTAATGTTTTTATTATATCAATCCCAAAAATATATGAAACTCCATTTATTAATAAAAGAAATATAAATAATAACCATAATATTGTTTCAATAAATACTTTAAATGTAGAACCGCTTCCATCGTCATTGTTCCCTAAAGATGAAAATATATAATAATAAATAATAATAATAGCTATAACAGCAATTAATAGCATTGGTTCTACGCCAATATATTTATTTTCTAATACATTACTTATTCTTTCCATTTCAGTTTTTGAAACTTCCATTCTATATATTAAATGTGTTATTTTTTTTTACGATAGAAAAGACAATAGGATTGCGAGGATATAACATTTTCTTCTTTTATTTCACTTACATTTGTATCATTGAACTTATACCATTTATTATTAGCATTTTTTATATATGAAGTATAATGTCCCCCCTGTGTGCCGCCCCCGTGATTACATATACCAAACAAATCATATTTATATGATGATGGATTGTATCCTTTCACATAATTGGAAAAATCCGCATTATTAATTGGAATGTCAACAATATTATGGTTTTTATTATTAGTATTTACTTTATTCCAACGTTTTAAATCAATTACAATAACATTTGGCAGACTCCAAAAACTTATTTTACGCTGGACGTTTTCTTTTTGTTTTGTTTCTTCATTATACCAAGCATTCCCATTTGCGCTTGATAACAGCTCCGGTTTGCAATAAAGGTCAAAACAATCATACAAAGTAGGAGTCCCGTTGTTTTCTTTTATTGGAATTGATAGACTTAACACAGAAAATGATTCAGGGCGAGCACTTAATGTTTCGTTTGTTGTAATTGATATAATTTCTGAAACATGAATACCATAAAAAATATTTAAGATTTCAGAGTATTCTTTTTTATACATATTTTTCATCATTCCATAACACACATTCGCTAGTTTGTCTGTTTCATTTTTCATTTCGCCTGTAATGTTCATTTCAACTTCACGCGATAAAGCATTATGAAATGCATCAATGATAAATAGAAGAAATTCTTGAGCATCATTTTGTTCGTAGCCTGTAAAAATATCTCGTTTTTTTATTCTCGCAATTTGTTTAATTGTCTTTACAAATCCATTTGGAGCAATTGTGCAGTTACTACTCCACATTAATTTCCTCAATTTATCCCATTCAAGTAAAATAAGAGAATCGGGTAATTTATTTAATTTTTTAGTGTAATCTTCATTTGAAAAAAAATCGTTTAATTCATATGTATGTGATATGATTTGCATACAGGAATTTAAGTAACAACTATTTCCGACATTTGCTAACCCAGATAAGCCTTTACCAGAATATTTATCATATATAGATGTTTCTTTTAAAGCAATTGTAGATGACATTTATGTTTTATATTAAATACATTAAATTGTATTTAACATATTTTATTAAGTATTAACTAGATATTTCCTTTTTAGAACCAAAATAACTGGTAATATTAGTATTTCCATTTTTTATATTATTTGTATGTACCAGATAGGGCGCAAATAATAGTGCTTTTACTTCCTTATTGCGTAACACATCTAACTTTTCTCTGTATTTTTCAGGATCAGGATATTCAGTATGTAATTCAGCTAATGTTTTTTTCCATCGATGTAATGTTATACCTTTCACCTTTTTGAAATCTCTCATTTTATCCAATACTAGTGCAAATAATTGTTGAACTGGTTTCATTATTTGGTTCGTAATATAAAATGAGTAATTGATTTTTATATTTTGTTCTCTTATATATTCAGGAGTCTCGATACGTTCCCCTTGTAATGCTTTTTTATCTGGATTTTCAATGTAAACAAACGCAATTCGGTCACCTACACTAGGTTTATTGCCTGGGTCACGACGACCAATTCGATCCGCTAAAACCTTATGCGCAATTTGAGCTGGATTTTTATATCCAGAACGCAGTGATTTGGTTATAATTAATTTCTCCATACCATAACGCATATCAATGATATTCTGTAAGGATTGTTTTAGGAAATCCACCGCTTTTTCAATGTCATTTTCCTTCATTAAAATATCAATAATACCACCATAAATATCTTTTACTATTGGCGCATTGTCTCGACGTTTCAAAACAATCCCCATTGATTTACGTTTACACTCATTTGGGTTATCTTCATACAACATGCCAACATAACGTTTTTTTGATAATAGACAGAAAGGAAGAAACGTTTTTTCATATTCTAAATCATGCGGACTTTTCAAAAACTTTGACGCTAATTTGCCAGCTTGTTTTGCTAATTCAATTGTTATTTCTAATGCCTTTTTATCAATTATTGGATTACCTTCCATGTCTTTCAAATTAAATCTAAAGAATACAGAATCAGTGTCACCATAAACGTATTCAGCATTTGTTATGACATTGCCGTAATTTGTTGTAGGAACAACAACGTTTGTATAAGCTTCTTCTATAACACGTTTTCCGTAAGTCAATAATTTCCGACCGATTGCAGTAGTCGAAGCGGCACAATCTTTTTCATAGAAAGAACTGGTTTTTGCGCCAGTCTGTCCATACAATGAGTTCGCTGTTACTTTAATACTCAGTTGACGTTTATCTAAAATATTTTTCATAAAATCGTCCTTTTGTGTTTTAATTTGGTCGCGTGTTGATTTTCGCGCAGCCATTAATTCTTTTAATATTGCAGGCATAATAGCATGACGCGGTTTTCCAGTGATTTTATCTAATGGATATTGTGCATAACGACACACCTTATATCCAACCTTAATTTTTTCCATACCTGCTTTTGGATTTCCATTTTTACGTTGCCATTTATATGTATTATACGTAATGTCAACATACTCGTAATCAGGTAAATTATCATATTTATGAAGTCCTGTATTTTCATCAATTTCACCTGTTTCTTCAATTAAATTATTACCTAAATCATACTCGCGTGTAGATACTTTACTATCATGTGATATATTTTCGCTTATCATACTAGATGGATACAATGAAGCATAATCAAGACAAGCAACCGGCGTTTCTAAATACAAATCGCATTTTGGTTCCAATACTGTTGCACCCTCATAACCATCGTCTGTTAAGGATTTCTCTATTACTGGCATTAAAATACCATTCTCGCGGCATTTTTTCGCTATATAGCTTGTTAACTTTATGCTTTGCCCCCGCATAACAAGAAAGTCCATTGGCACACTACATAATTGCGACATTACACTATAACTAGTAAGAACGTCAATTTTTCGCATTAAATGATGAACAAGATTACAATCCTGAATACAATACTTTGCAATTACAGCTCTTTCTGCAGGACCTTCGTTTGTCATGCGGAAAATATCCTGCGGAGTAACATCATCTTTTGACAATCCCCAACGCACTTTTTTATTAATAATATCAGGATATTCTTTACCTCTAATAGTAAATGTATTTTCGATATAATTAACATTCTCTACTTTAAATTTTTCACCATTTTTATATTGATCGCTTGTATGCGCTTCTTCCTCGAAAATAATGAAACAATCATTCTCTAAACCAGTTAAATTTTTACTATATATCTTAGTATAATCTTCATTATTATCATTCGTGAAATATTCCAACTTTTTAACTCCGTCGCCTATAAAATATCCTGAAACATAATCTAATTTATATTTTGGTAATTGATAATCCCGTCTAAAATAATTATACATATCAATTTGTAACCTTCCGGTCATTTTTACAAATTTTAAATCGTGTTGCCCACTTGCAATCATAAGTGTATTTTCTTCTAGTCCTTCTTTTTGTGTTCGCCAATCACGTTTTAAGCACACTTCATTTTTTTTCCTAGAAAGTTTTAGAAATTCTCGTTCGCATTCTAATTCTTTCGCACGTAGAAACATAAATTGATAATCAAATCCAAATATATTATAACCAATAACAATATCTGGGTCTTCGCGTTCTATTAATTTTGTCCAAGCCAATAATACTTGTTTCTCAGTGTCATAACATTCAATTGTTGCATTCTCTACTGGGTCACATGTATTTTTTACAATACAATGGTTTAAATATGGCTTATCCTCTCCGTATCGAACAAAGGTAGAACCAATAAATGTTACATTGTCGCCTTGCAATTTTGGAAAAATGTTCGTTAATGTACGCGTATATTCTACTATTTTGGTTTCGCGCGTTGCGTCTTTATCTGTTAAGAGACTAATGATCGAACCATTCTTTTTATATGGTTTTGCCTTTGTTTTATTATTGAACCAAGTTTTCTTGTTTTGTTCTTCTTCATCGACATATTCATTTTCTTCGTCATCATCACATTCATCTCCTTCGCAATCATCCTCGTCGCATGCCACTTGGTGTTTTATATCAGTAATTCCAGTATCCATTTCAATGTTATCTGTGTTGTATGTTGATGGCTTGATTTTTATCCATATTTGAAACATAGTTTCTATCGAACGGGATGTAACCGGAACAATTGGATAGACCTTATCAATATTTCCTATACATGTTGTTTCATCTATTTTAATTCCAAATGAATTGAAAATAATTCTTTTTACAAATTCTTCAGTGTAATTATCTTGTTCATTGCATATATCAATAATATTCGTTGCTAATTTTTTATAATTTTTTACGGGTAAAGGGAAATCGCCATGACTACTGCTTGCTTCAATATCAAAACTACAAATTTTATAAGGTACATTAGTTTCCTTATCCGAAAGAGATATTATATCGTCATAATTTATACTATACTCAAAATTACACGTGCTACTTTTAGTCATTATTTTTGTTGTTTTAATGTAAGGGAGCCCAATCCATCCAGATGGACTAATTTCTTTGATGTGAAATAAACGAAGCAACGGAGGAATATGTGCTTCATATAAAATTGTTTTGGTTTTTCCGAAAATATAGCCATTTATATTTAAGCGATACTCATTTTTTGTATACCATAGACTTTTTGTTTTTTTCATAGCAGTTTCATTCTTGAACTTGAATTGAATAAAATTATATTTTTTTCCGGCATCAAACCCATATAATTTTTTTCTCTGAATCAAACTTGTTTTTAGAATGTCCTCCCCGTAAGGTTCTCCTATCTCAGAAATTACTTGTATAACAAACTCATTTTTTTCATCTTCGCCCCAATCATCACCAACTTTAACGTAAAAGAATGGTGTATAATTTTTTACATTAATGCATGCAGTTTTACCTTTTTCATTTACACCAAACATTTTAATATCAAATACCTTTTGTTGGACACCATACGATTCGTTCATATTGTCGGCGGTATCAAATGCGAGTAAGCGATATGAATAATACATTGCGATGTATATTTATTAGATACATTCTTTTGTATCTATTTTATTTTAATTCAATTTTATAATAAAATTAATGTTTCAGTGCGATGTTTATTGATTACGATGTTTATTGATTACGATGTTTATTGATTACGATGTTTATTGATTACGATGTTTATTGATTACGATGTTTATTGATTACGATGTTTATTGATTACGATGTTTACGCGTTTGTCTCAT